CGTCATCTCTTGCGCAACGAATCAATGGCGCATTGAGCAAGATGGTAAGCAAATGAACCTGATCACACTTGACTTTGAAACGTACTACGACCGAGAGTACAGCTTATCCAAGCTGACAACGGAGGAATATGTGCGTTCGCCCCAGTTCGAGGTGATTGGGGTCAGCATCAAGCAAGGCGATGCCCCTGCCGTGTGGTACCCCAAGCCTTTGGTTGAGTTCACCCTGAAGAAGATTGACTGGAGCGATAAGTTTGTGGTGTGCCAAAACACCGCATTCGATGGCGCAATTCTCAACTGGCGCTACGGAGTGAACCCCAAGGTTTGGTGCGACACGCTCGGCATGTCGAGAGCGCTGTACCCACATGAGAAGTCACACAGTCTGGACTCGCAAACCAAGCGTGAAGAGATAGGGGCCAAGGGCACTGCGGTGCACAACTACATTGGCATGCACTATGAGGACTTCAACGAGGACGACCTGCTGAGGTATGCATCGTATTGCTGCAATGACACCGAGCTTACATACTTGTTGTTTAAGAATTACATAGAACGTGGGTTTCCCAAGATTGAGTTGCGCCTCATTGACTTGACTTTGCGCATGTTCATTGAGCCTGTGCTTGAGCTTGACCGCAAGATGTTGGTGACTCACTTGGAAGAAGTCAAGGAGCGCAAGCTGACCTTGCTTGAAGAAGTTCGTGACAAGATGTTGGAAGATGCTGACCCTGACTTTGTGCACATCATATTCTCTGAGGGCACGGACGGCATCAAGAAACTCCTGATGTCCAACGATAAGTTTGCCAAGGTGTTGTGGTCGTTTGGTGTGCAGCCCCCCACGAAGATCAGCCCTGCCACAGGGCGAGAGGCTTATGCATTTGCCAAGACAGACGACGGCATGAAAGCGTTACTGGAGCATCCGAACGAGAAAGTGCAGGCGCTCGTCGCAGCTAGGTTGGGCAACAAGACCACGCTTGAAGAGACTCGTACCGAGCGATTCATTGGCATGTCCGCTCGTGGTAAGTTCCCTGTGCCACTTAGATATTATGGAGCACACTCAGGTCGGTGGTCGGGTCAGGACAAGATCAACTTGCAGAACTTACCGAGCCGTGGAGCGGATGCCAACAAGATCAAGAAAGCCATACGTGCGCCCGAAGGGTTCGTGGTGATTGACTGTGACTCAGCGCAGATCGAGGCTAGGACTTTGGCATGGTTGGCAGGGCAGACCGATCTCGTGCAAGCGTTTGAGAACAAGGAAGATGTGTACAAGCTCATGGCAAGTCGTATCTTTAACAAACCCCCCGAGCAGATTGCCATGACCGAACGGCAGATCGGCAAGGTGGTGATTCTTGGTGCAGGGTATGGCGTTGGTGCAGCTAAACTGCGTGCGTTTCTCAAGGTCATGGCAGGGGTAGACGTGAGACTGGAAGAGGCCGAGTTGATCATCAGCACTTACAGAAGTACATACAGTAAGATTCCCTTGCTTTGGGAAAATGCCAATCGTGCGCTAACTGCGATGGCAAACAAACAGACATACACCATCGATGCCCAAAAGCTAATCAGGGTCAACAGCACAGGGATAACCCTACCAAACGGACTGCACATTCAGTATCCCAACCTGACCAAGCAAATGGTTCAGTCGTATTCCAACTGGGTGTATACATCTAAAGGACTAGAAACCAAGGTGTATGGGGGGCTGGTGGTGGAGAATGTTTGCCAAGCCGTAGCCCGATGCGTGGTGGCCGAGCAGATGCTGAGGATAGCAAAGAGGTATAAAGTAGTACTTACTGTGCACGATGCCGTGGCCTGTATTGCACCCCAAGCCGAGGCGCAGGAGGCTCAGAAGTTCGTGGAGGAGTGCATGTCATGGCGTCCGTCATGGGCGCAGACCTTGCCTTTGGCCTGTGAGTCTGGGGTTGGGGCTTCCTATGGAGATTGTTAGATGTTAAACTCAAGCATCAAAACAAACCAAGTTTATGCAAATGGCACTATCACACTCCTATTCGGCAATCAAAGATTTTGAAAATTGTCCAAAGAAATACCATGAAGTACGAATCCTTAAACGATTTAAGTCAAAAGATACTGAAGCAACACTGTACGGAACTGCAGTCCACAAAGCATTTGAGAACTACATCCAAGACAGAATCCCACTCCCCGAAAAGTTCGCACAGTTCCAGTCTTTCGTCGAGCCTCTTGCCGCCCTTGACGGAACCAAACGATGCGAGGAAAAAATGGGTATCCGAGCTGACTTTAGCCCGTGTGGATTTTTTGATAAAGATGTATGGTTCAGGGGCATCCCAGACTTTTTGCTCATCAACCCTGACGGAAAGATCGCAAGAGTTGCCGACTACAAAACAGGAAAGTCCAGTCGATATGCGGATTCAACCCAATTAGAACTAATGGCTGCAATGATCATGGCGCACCATCCCGAAGTCAACACCGTCAAAGGCGCTCTGTTGTTTGTTGTGGCAAAAGATGTGGTCAAAGCAACCTACACTCGTACGCAGTTGCCCGAGATTTGGTCCAAGTGGGCTGCAAGGGCAAACGCAATCGAGACTGCGCTAGAGTTAAATGTATGGAACCCCAGAGCCAATGGCCTGTGTAAATTTTGTCCTGTAACCGACTGCCCTCACAATTAGGAGACTATGATGGCAAGAAACTATAAACGTGAAGCTGCTTACGAAGACACGCCCAAGCAAGTCAAGATGCGTGAAGAGCGTAACAAGGCTCGTAAGCTGTACGAGAAAAAGCATGGTAACTTGCCAAGCGACATCGACATCGACCACATCAAGCCATTAAGTAAAAAGGGTTCACCTTTGAGCCTAAAGAACTTGCGTGCAGTCACAGACAATGCGAATCGTAGCTTTTCTCGCACAAAGACAGGCGATTTAAAGTCACAAATTTCTAAGCGCGAACGTAAAAAGTAAGGTATTATTGAAGCACTTGGTAAGCAGTTGCCAAGTTGTTTCTCCTTTGATTGGTAAGGGTTAAGCTGGGTAGTTTACTACCCAGCTCTTTTTGTCATCTCTATTCAAAATTAGTCATGGAAATCATTCAGAACAAAGCTTTGTTATTCACAACAAAGAAGGCAGAACAAATCACTGCGCTCATCCCAAAAAGTAAAGTGGTTGAGAGCAACGGAGACGTAGACCGAGTCTTGGTCAACTGGAACTTTGACGAAGTGCAAGTGCTACGCAATCTAGGTATACAGAACGTGCCGAGCCCTATACTCAGCAGGTACAACTGGCCTGGAATCTTTTCCCCATTCGACCATCAGCGAACAACTGCAGATTTTCTTACCCTGCATCCACGTTGCTTTGTGTTCAACGAAGCAGGCACAGGCAAGACAAGTGCGGCTGCATGGGCATGCGATTACTTGATGAACCTTGGTAAGGTCAAGCGTGTGTTGGTGGTGTGCCCTGTGTCCATCATGGAGACTGCGTGGCGGTCAGATCTATTCAAAACCATCATGCATCGCACAGTAGCGATTGCACAAGGCACAAAGAAACAAAGACAGGCGGTGGTCGCAGGTTCGTTTGAGTTTGTCATCATTAACTTTGATGGCATCAAGGTTGTACACAAAGAGTTGATGGATGGTAAGTTTGACCTTGTGATTGTGGACGAGGCCAACGCAGTCAAGAGCGTGCAGACCGAACGATGGAAAGCCCTTGCAGGGCTCATCAAACCCAGTACAAGATTGTGGATGATGACGGGCACACCTGCGGCCCAGTCTCCCCTTGATGCGTACGGACTTGCCAAGCTCGTCAACCCCAACAACGTGCCACGTTTCTTTGGTTCATTCAGAGATCAAGTGATGCGCAAGATACCGCCCTACAAGTGGGTTCCCAAAGAAGATGCCAAAGACATCGTGCATAGCGTATTGCAACCTGCCATACGATTCACCAAAGCCGAGTGCCTTGACTTACCTGACTTGCTGTTCACCACTCGTGAAGTGCCACTAACAGTTCAGCAACAGAAGTACTACGATGCCATCAAGAAAAAGATGATGACCATTGCAGCAGGGGAGGAGATCACGGCAACGAATGCAGCAGCAATGTTGATCAAGCTCTTGCAGATTTCCCAAGGTGCGGTGTATACGGATACTAAAGAAGTGGTGCACTTTGACATGAGCAGTCGATTCAGCGCACTGCTCGATGTGATTGACCAAACTGAAAACAAAATACTTGTGTTTGTACCATTCAGGCATTCTTTAGATATGCTTGAAGACGAATTGAGAAAACAAAAGATTACATCTATGTCTATTCATGGCGATGTGACACCGCCACGTCGTGCAGAAATTATCAAACAATTTCAAACTGAAGAAGATCCTCGTGTACTATTGTTGATACCGCAAGCCACGGCACACGGGATTACCCTTACCAAAGCAGATCAAGTTGTGTGGTGGGGTCCTGTATCATCTACAGAAATTTATATGCAGGCCAACTCAAGAGCGCACCGAGCAGGGCAGACCAACAAAGTCACTGTGACTCACTTGCAAGGAAGTCCTGTTGAACGCAGGATGTACGCTCTACTGCAAGGCAAGATCGATATGCATTTAAGTTTAGTTGATCTGTACAAACAAGAAATTGCTTGACATTGAAAACTTTACTGTGTATAATTGATACCGTCATCTAATATTAGATGGCATTTTGTTCAACGTAAGTCAAAGGAAGTTTATGGATGCCAATCAATTGGTGAAAGTGTACATAAAGATACGCGACGCCAAAGAAATAAAAAAGAAAGAAATGGAAACTGCAATTGCCGAGCTTGATGCACAACTGGAAACAGTAGAGCAAGAGCTTTTAGAAATTTGCAAAGCCACTGGACAAAACGGTGGCAAGACCGACTACGGATCGTTCACACGATCAGTGAAAACTAGATACTGGCCGTCCGACTGGGATAGTGTGTATCAGTTTATCCGAGAGCATGACGTGCCACAATTGCTGGAGCGTCGAATCCATCAGGGTAACTTCAAAGAATTCTTAGAGGTCAACCCTGACAAATTGCCTACGGGCATGAACGTTGAGTCGAAGTACAGCATCACTGTACGTCGTGCGTAATCTAACTTAAAGGAAATCTAAATGAGTAATCTATCTCTATTCAAATCTGGTTCATCTGTTATCCCTGATTATTTGCGTGAGGCATCTGATGCCACAACCCGAGATATTGCAGGCAGTTCTGGCGGTAAACAAATCTCCATCAAAGGTGGTGTGTGGCGCATGATTGTAGGCGGTGAAGAAGTTGCAAAGAACGAAGATCGTTCCATGAACTTTGTGGTGATCGCAAGTGGCAAGGGAGTCACACGAACCTTTTATGCAGAGAAGTACGAAGAAGGCAAGGACATCAAGCCTGCTTGTTGGTCAGCCGAAGGCGATAAGCCCAACCCCGAAGTCACCAACCCCCAACACCCTACATGCGCAGGTTGCCCACAGAACATTGAAGGCTCTGGCGAAGGCAAGTCACGTGCATGCCGTTACAGCAAGCGTTTAGCAGTTGCGCTTGAGAATGACATCAACGGAAACATTTATCGTTTGTCTGTACCTGCCAAGTCTTTCTTTGGTCGTGCAGAAGGCGACAAGATGCCTCTCCAAGCTTACGGCAAGTTCTTATCAGGACACGGCATTCCAATCACAGGAATTGTGACTGAGGCTCGTTTTGATACTGCTGAGGCTGTACCTGTTCTCAAGTTCCGTGCAGTGCGTCCTTTGACCCAAGACGAATGGGAAACCGCAAAGGCACAAAGCGTAACGGACGAAGCCAAGCAAGCCGTTGAGTTCAAGATGGTTCCATCCAAAGAGTTAACACCTGCGTTACCTGCAGCTTTTGCTGAAGGCACACCTGCCGTAGCTACACCTGAACCCACTAAGCGCACCAAGAAGTCTGAGGCATCTGCCCCAGTACCCAAAGATGTTGCTGCCGTTCTAGCCGATTGGGGTACGGACGACGATGAGTAATACAACAAGAGGGTATTCAACTCTTTTTGTTCGTAAGGTGAATGAGGCAAACCAAGATGACATCGTTATCCAGTTTGCCCAAGCATGCATCAAAAGGGAGCTGCCGATCATATCGGTGGCTTCCGCCATGGGTGTATCAAGGGCTACTGTTTATAACTGGTTCACAGGAAAGTTTTATCCACACAAGAAACATCAAGAGATCATGCATAAACTTATGTCTCGTTGGCGTACCTAGTGAGGTTTTGTGAGTACTTTTCTCGACACTGTGCTCCCCACGCAGGGAGTTTATTGTGCAGTCGGGATCAAGAATAAGACAGTAAAGCAATCGTTCCATCAGGCCATTGCCTCCATCGATTCAGTTGGACAAGGACTTGATGCCAAAGGTGTTGATGCATATTTTGCATTAGCAAGTTTTACTGACCCCGCTCTTGGACGAACTGCAGACAACGTAGCGTTTTTACGCTCATTCTTTTTGGATTTGGATTGCGGTACAGGTAAACCCTACGCAGATCAACCGCAGGCGATAGCTGCTGTAGAGCAGTTCACGCAGGACACAGGTTTGCCTGCGCCTACTTTGGTAAGCTCGGGAGGCGGTGTACACGTATACTGGCCGCTCACGCAAGATGTTACGCCTGACGTATGGTTACCCCATGCCAAAGCATTGAAACAATTGTGCAGAGATCATGGCTTGTTTGCAGACAATGCGGTGACCGCAGATGCGGCTCGTATCCTGCGTATACCTGACACCAACAATTACAAGCAGGCGACACCAA